CACCACTAGGATAGTTATAAGGATCCATACGTAACCTAGGGTCGGATTTCTCTACACCTAGCCTATTGATGAGATCCATTATAGATTCGCGTTGTGCCATCGTTTATCGCAGCCTTAAATTCGCCAACCGAAATTATTCACTTTTTGAATTTTTTCAAAATTATAGCGTGACCAAGTCAAAATCATCATAATCTTAATGTGGATGTGCCCCCCCGGCCCTGGGGAGTTTGGCGCATCGAACAACTGGTTGCCTAACCGAACAAATGCCTGGCATACCGAACATCCGTTGGCCGACCCTATCATTTGCCGCACATACCAACCAACCGTATAAAGTACCAATCAACCGTTCAGTATACCAACCAACCGTTCGACAAGCCATACACTTCACTGTGCCATACATATGTTCAGTATACCAAACAACTGCATGCACTATCAAACAAAGATTCTGTCAGGTATACAAACGTAGCGCATAATTAACTAAAGTTTACCCCTATATAATAAAGTATAGCGGACCATCCGTCAACCTGAACAAAAGTGCACTATTCTTGCCGCAGCGTACCCCTCAGAAATCTGACAATACCGCAGAATACTGTAAGTCTAATATAATCATATACTTAGGTGTTTTTTACCCTCAGAAATCTGAGGTATGGCATACATAGAGTAGTGCACATATATACACTAATAAAAAAAGTATGTATATAAAGGTGCATAAGTGTATGTAAATAAAAGACTTAAGAGAAAAGTATAAATAAATATCAATATTGTGTATGCCTGGCACTGTATTAGCTTGGTAAGGGGTAGGAGAAAGAAACTCTAAAACAAGGACTAAACAAGCTAAGCACAATACAGGGTAGCGACCTTAAAAATTAAATAAGTGATAAGTATGGGATGCGATGGAGTCTTAACAGGACTGAATACCTATACAACAGCGATAAATATAAGGTCTACTTAAACAATCCGTTTAGGTACTTTATACGCCACAATAGATTTATCAACTGCCTACTCAATAACGAAAGTGGTTTTTGTTATGGCACGCAGTAAATTCGAAGACCTTGCAATAGTAGTTGAGCACAACGATTTTACCGTACGTCAACACGTATCGACTAAGGGGGGTGAAGAAATTACCACCCCTAGCGGTAGAGTTATTGAGTATCCTATCGCCAGAATTTCACGTGACAATGAGAACAACGTGAATGTGACTGAATTGATTGAAGCTCTAGATGATGCATTTCGTAGTCATTGGGATAATACTCTAGACGCTCCAGATCATATCTCTTTCCCTTCATTGGCCTATAGAATTTGCATAGGTTTAAACCACGCGCACAGTCTGGAACACGATGGACGTTGGCCGTCTGGCGTACCCTCGTACAGATTTGAAACTTTCAAGAAAGACCTAATTTCTGCAATTGCTGCTGCCGAAGATGCAGCGTCAGATGCAGAGATTAACCGTCTAAAATCTGACTACCCAGATTATTTTGCGCGCTGGAAGGAAGAAACAGCAGCCGCACAAGCTGCAATGGCTGCCTTATAGGATACTCTTATAAGTGTGAAGGATAGGGCAAATTGTCCTATCTTTCACATTTATTTTACTTTGCAAGGTTTTTCACATGACCACAGAAATTAAAACATCACAAGACTATGCACACATTGATACACTTACAGAATACGAACTGTGGCGTCAATTGCAAACTTTCAATAATTGGCGTAACGCACATAGAGACGTAAAAGTAGCCGATGCCACGCCACAACAATGTGAGTATCTTAGGTATGGATTAAAAGTAAAATCTAAACTTAAGAGTGTCTTGAGAGAACAAGACATATATATAAAATTGTAGACAATAAAATCCCTGGCTTCGGTCAGGGGTTTTTTGTGTGTATGCCAGGATCATCCATTTATATATCATCCGTATACGGTAAGTTTGAATTTTGAGTTTGCCTAAAATGAATTTTTCTACTTTTAAACAAAGGTTTAATAGTTTAAACTTAGTTAAGTCTATGTAAATAAAGGACTTAGCAAACTTTGAAACTTTGAAACAATTAAACAAGGGGCTCGATCTTCACACAAGAGTATATATAAATATATATAAAAATATATGTATATTATATAAAAGAATAGTTAGTTTTCTCTTCGTCTTTTGCTCTTAAATTAGGGCACTGTTTAATTGTTTAATTGTTTCAAAGTTTCATAAACCCAATAAAAACAATGACTTAAATTGGGGTAAACTGTTAAACCATAAGTTTAATAGTTATGTAAGTTCAATAAAAACAAGGACTTAAGATAATTATAGACCTTCCTCAGATTTTTGAGACTTGCGTAAGTCTAATAAAAACAATGACTTAGGTATAATTGTCTCAGAAATCTGAGGTTTTTTTGTGTTATGTAAAGTGCATAAGTCCAATAAAAACAACAACTTATGACTTGGCACGATTTTTGCAAGGTATTAGTGTTAGATTGTATCTATACCTCATACGGGAGCCAACCCATGATACTGCAAGACACGCTCAAAAGTACTCTTCAACAGAGACTTTTAGATATTGCTACTGAAATTGATGCTTTGAAGGAAGAATCTAAAAGCATCAAGCAAGAATTAGTATCGAGAACTACGCCATACTTTAAAGTTGGCCAAATACTCCAACGTATGAATGAATTTGGAGTAAAGAAAAATATAAGAGTTCTCGATGCAATTCCTGCTTCTGAAGGATGGCGTTACCGCTGTGAACAAGCAGGGGAATTTCGTGACACCAAGATATTGTGCATTACTGAACCAATGCTTTTTGATCTTGGACTTAAGGATAAAGATTTCTACATCACAAGTCCAAAACACGAAGCCCACCGTAAACCTAAGCGACAGAAGAAAGGAGACCAAGACATTAAATCTGTCGAGATTACACCAGCAACACAAGACAAAATTAACGCGTTACTAAACTTATAGGAGCCAAACCTATGAATATTGTCGTATCTCCTGCATATGGCCGAGATTACAAAAGTAAGAAAGACGTAATCCAGGCATGGAACGAAGGTAAGGATTTCATTAATGAATCACAGCTTCATACTGGTGGCGGCACATACATCAGCAAAGATGATCTGCAGCCAGGAGAGAAAGTAGAGTTGCGTTACAATCGTATGACAAGACTTACTTTTTCTGAGGGGGCATAATGAATATCCCTACACATTTCATTCCCACGCACGAAGTTACAATTTCGCTGGACGATGTTGATTGGGATACTCTCAAAGAGATGACTAACTGTGGAGACTATCTCGACAATTCGCTATATGAGAATGCTTTAATCAATGGCATTCTGACTCAAATTTTAAATCAAAAGAAAGCACACGACGCGCATTTCAATACATGCCTTAAAACCTGGGAGAATGCACAGTGAAAGTAATGAAGATTTATATTAGTGGAGAGCTTGCTGATGGGCAGCGCTTTTCGATTACTCGCGACGAAGACCACCCAACACCAGTGGGCACAGCTGTACGAGAGGTTTCGAGCAAAACTGCAGGAACCATCAGTGCTATGCTCCATGAAATCGAAGCATTTTGTGATAAGTATGATCTTGATTTATACAGCGAAGATCCAGACAATAAAGATTGGAGTGCCGAATGAGGAGTATAGGAGAGTTCTCTATAGCCCGCCATAAAGATGGAGTAGCATTTTCACGGCGTTCCATGCACAGTGGCGAAATGCACTGTCGTATATTCGAGGATTTGAATTTCATAGACTTTGCTGTAAGATTTCAAACATGGATTCAACGTGAAGGACTTATTCAAGATTTATTCCCAGGGCTTTCGGCAAGTGAGCGTGAGTTCATTCAAACGGGAATAACAGATTCTGAATGGGACGAAGTTTTTGCTATCAGCGATTCGCTCGACACAGAGCTATCCGAAGAGCCTGCCCATTAATTCGGTTACCGAATTTATCATGGATTATCCTTTTATGCTATACATTGAATCAACATTCTTTCCACCACTACGAGAGCAAGATATAGTTATAATGTCTCATTGGAAAGACTATACTTGCGAAACGACGCACAATACTAAAGAGAGCCATATATATAAAGTAAAGGGAGTTAAAAAACGTAACCTTAACCCAAAAGTTAAGTTAACCCGCACTGACCGCGTCCTGGCTCCCGCGCGTTAGTGCAGTAGAGGGTAGCATTCCCCCGCGTTTGCTACCCTCTACACTTTTTAATAAGGCATAGAAATGAAAATATTAGTTGCATGTGAATCCAGTGGATTAGTTCGAGAAGCATTTAGAAATCTCGGGCATGATGCGTATAGTGTTGATTTAATTGACTCTGAAATCCCATCTGAATATCATATCATCAGTAATGCAATAGATCAAGTTACTGCTTCTTATGATTTATTAATTGCGTTTCCTCCTTGCACGCATTTAGCAGTATCTGGTGCTCGGTGGTTTGACGAAAAGGATTCATTTTCAGGCAACCGTGACAGTGACCAGGCTTATGCCGTAAAATTTTTTATGTCTTTTGCGAATGCTCCAATAAAACATATCTGCATAGAGAACCCAGTTAGTATTATGTCTTCTAAATGGAGAAAGCCCGACCAAATTATTCAGCCTTGGATGTTTGGTCATGGAGAAGTCAAAGCTACTTGTCTATGGCTTAAAAATTTGCCTGAATTAGTACCGACTAATATTGTAGAAGGAAGAGAAGAAAAAATACTTTCAATGGGTCCAAATACTGACAGAGCCAAAGAACGTAGTCGAACCTATCAAGGGATTGCCAACGCGATGGCATCTCAATGGAGTAATATAATGGATACAGAAGTAGATCCGAAGTATTTAGAAAATCGTGTTTTTGTTAATTTCAACAAAGAAATCCGTGAAGTAATAGGCGATTGGGAGTTAGATGAAGAGTTATACTATAAACTTCGTCCAACAGGTTCCAGTCCTGGCGGAGGGACAGTTAAAGTAACTGATGCAGAAATAGTTGATGTTGACGCATCTCTCATAATTCCGATTGAGTCTATGACTGATGAAGAGCTCGAGCAAGCTTTGAGTGACGCAGAAAACGAACGGCTTATTGTCAGTGACCGTAAACAAGCTCAAGCAACCAGACGCAAGAAAGCAGCCAAAGCTGTAATTCCTACTACCAAAGAATTTCAGGATAAGATGAATGCATTACTCAATCTTTAATGGGTTACACTTTGCCATAATTGTCGCAATAATTATGACGCTTGCTTATCTTATAAATAAGAAAGTAAAATAATGCAAACAGGCATAGATACCAAAAATAAAATCATCAAGCTCGATAACTATTCATTAAGTCTTTTTCGGGAATGCCCCAGGAAATACTTTAATCGCATTGATTCTGGCTTAATTCCAGAATCATCTTCTAAATCTTTAGCTCCTGAGCTATTATTTGGGATTGCAATTCATCGAGCGATGGATACACTTTTCAACGAGCAAGATTTAGAATTAGCTTGTGTTCGCTTCCTCGAAGCCTATCAGCCAGTTCCTGAGGATGTTAAACGTACGCCAGGCCGTGGCATTAGTATTATCGAAGATTATTGGGAACGGTGGTACCGAGAGAATGATCGTTACGATTTGAGTGTATCAGAAGTTAAGTTTGAAGTCAACATAGGGAAAGTACGTGGCCCTGATAATGCAGAATACGAAGTTTATTATGGCGGACTTATCGACAAAGTCCTAATGCGCAATGACCAAGTGTTTTTAATGGATCACAAAACTTCTAGTTGGGAAAGCACTTATCTCATTCCTGCATATGCTCAATCTCAACAATTCAAAGGGTATGTCTGGGCGGCAAGACAAATTAATCCTGCATTTGCTTCCTGCACACAGATCATTGTCGACGTATTACTTATCAAGCCTAAAAACAATGATTTCTTTCGCAGTGAAATTAATTGTAATGAAGACGATTTAGAAGAATGGCGCGAAGGTATACTTCAAACCATTCAGATGATGTTGATGTGCAAACACACAAACACCTGGCCACAGTTCGGAAAGGAGTCATGCACTAACTGGAATAGGCTGTGTCCGTATTTTGAATTATGCGACGCCAAGAAATCCTTGCGCCGTGGCATGCAATCCTCACTTTACACTACCGAATTTTGGGATACGAGTGATAGATAATGACACGCAAACATTACAAGATCATAGCAGAAGCATTCCGCGAATCAAAGCCTTCCACAGAAATAACTGACTGGATTACAGACAGTAATGACCAGCATGAATTGTGGGAAGAAATAGTAACAACTGTGGCGGAGGCGCTAAACAATAATAACGCAAACTTTAACTCGGACATGTTTTATAAAGCATGTGGAATGGGAGCCAAATAAATGCCTATAGAATTTGACGGTGCAGATACTGCAAGTCCTGGCCCAGTAAAGAGTTTACTTTACGGTGAGCCAGGTATGGGAAAGACCTTCAGCCTTAGATCGTTGCCTAAATCTGCTCTCCCTGCATTACTCATAGACTTAGATCGAGGGGCTACATCTGTATTAGGAGGCTTCGATAAAGGAGAACTCCTCGGCTTTATTCCAGACCGATTTGCAAAGGCAGGCAGAAAAGAAGCTCCTGCAGCATACGAACAAGTCAAAGACAGGCTTAACGAAATCCATAATGACGATGCAATAAAAACTGTTATAGTTGATTCATTCACAGAATTGTATCAAAATATAATGGATTACGTAATGCACAAGAACAACAAAGCGTTAGACAGCGCACCTACACAGCCAGACTATGGCATGGCGATGCGCTTCTGTATTAAATTTGTTGAAGCTCTAAGCGAACTCAACAAACACATCGTAGTGATTTGTCACGAAGCTAACCACACTAACGATGTGACTGGAATCACTAAAGTCACTCCTGCACTGACAGGACAGTTAGCTTCTAAGATTCCTGGCTACTTCGACAATGTGCTCCACGCCAAGGTGAAAGGCCGAGGCGAGAAGCGGGAGTATATCTGGGAAACAGTTCCTAACGGATTATATATCGCACGCACTCGCACACAAGGTTTAGATACAGAAATTCCACAAGACTTCAACTTGCTGATAAAGGACTAACCCATGAATTACGATGCGTGGAAACTGTCATACCCACCGTGGTGGGATGATCCAGTTGAGCTATGTGATGAATGCGAAGAAGACGTAGACGAATGCGCATGTGAGGACGAATAGGAAAATTAAGATGTCAAGTAAAGATGAATTTAATCTTTTGAAAAGTGGAGAGCTATCACGAGATTCCACTGATGCATTTTCGCTTGTTATTACGCAAGAAGAGATAGATTTATTGGTTTCTCTTTTGCACAATGACATTGACAGAAAACTCCGCCACAATACCGATCCCACTGTGGCACAGTCAATTTTTGCTAAGATTATTGACTTAGGATTGCGGTCTGAAGAAAGTGAGGATGATACAGACCAATAACTTCGGGTCACGAATTTAACCTAACTCTAACACGGAGAATTGAACATGACTGAAGCAACGCTAGACTTCGGAAGCTGGGAATCAGAGGAAAAGAATCTCAGCAATACTGTACCTGCTGGAACGTATGACCTACAGCTCGACAAGTGGGACTATCGTGAATCTAAAAACAAGGGTACTGCCGGAGTCAATTTTATATTTAAGATTGTCCAGAATGATGATACTACTCTAAATGGCCGCACGATTTTCCACTGGGCCGGTTGGGGTACATTTTTCTTTCGTTCATGCGTTATGGCTCTTTTCGAAGACCGCCTCAAAGAGTTGAACGGAATGGATCCAGACAGCGAAGAGTACGAATCGAGCAAATTGAAGTTGAATCTCGGGGACATCCAGAATGACGTGTCTGAAGATTTGGATGAAGCTATAGGTTCGATTGTTATTGCTGAGGTCGCTGTCAATTCCTGGACTAATGAAACCACTGGAGAGAAAGGCGAAAACAACAAAATCTCTAAGTTTCAGCAGCAAAGCTAAATAATCATAAGGGGGAGAGTCATCGGGAGGTCACGCAACACCCAAAGAATTGAATACAAGGAAAGCCCTTGCATAATTCTGCGTGTGCTGGCTCTCCCCCTTTTTATTTATAAGGATCAATAATGAGTTCAGTAACCGAAACAGTAAATCAAGAGCATATAATCATCCCCGACGATCGGCAACGCAGCATACGGCACGACGACGCTTTGGCAGAACTTATAGAATCTATTGCAGAAACAGGCCAGATTCAACCTATTGTTGTTGACAATGCAAATGTACTCATAGCTGGCGAGCGGCGTTTAACTGCTATACGCAAACTAGTTTCTGACGCGCGTCATAATGGCGATGTACTATGTCGACGTATTCAGCCTGAATCAGATTTCCACCGTCATGCAATCGAATTAGAAGAAAACATTAAGCGCGTTGATCTTACTCCAGCAGAACGTGATCTTGCAATAGCAGAATACACTCGACTCCGCCAAGCGCAAAAAGGTAAAGCTAAACAGCACGTCGGCGGTGGGCATTCCCAAGCAGATACAGCTAAAGAATTAGGCATAAGTGAAGCCACAGTTTCTGATGCAATGAAAAGTGCTACAATCCTTGAACATCACCAGAAAACAAATCCCGCACTCGCGCAACAAATCATAGATGAAGGATGGACAAGAAATGCAATCGTCAACAAGTTCAAACAAGATCGCATCAGACAAATCCGAGCAGAAATTGGCAAACGAGCATCAGAAAAACTCTCAGGAAAACTTGATGACATCGTACATTGTAGCAACGCCCTTGAATTTCTTGATGGGATTAATAATAAAAGCGTGGATTTATTCCTTACTGACATCCCTTTTGGCATGGATGTGTTTAAAAGCGCTGATTTACGTAACTCATCTTTAGGAGAGCAATGGGAAGATGATCCTGCGGCAGTGAAAGAATTTGTGCGCGAACTCATACCTCGTGTATATAATATACTCAAAGACAACACTCACGCCTTTATCTTTACTGCATGGCATCAAACATTCTGGATCGAAGAAATCGCAGAGCAGAATGGCTTTGTCTTTGAGTATCCCCCCGCTATATGGGATAGAGAACACGTTACTCCATCCAGGCAACCTACTCTTTCGTTTGGCAAAACTTATGAATATATAGTACACCTTCGTAAAGGTTCTCCTGTATGGCCTGAATCATTAGGAAGCGACGTGATACGCGGATTTCGGCGTCCCACTAATCCTAAGTATCCCAGCCAGAAACCTCCTGGCACAATGGGGTATTTTATTGAACGTGGGTGCATGGAAAACGAAATAGTCGTAGATTGTTGTTGTGGCTCTGGATCCACCGGAGTCGATGCTATAAATTTAAATCGCCGTGTATTATTAAACGACATAAACGAAGAAGCAATTAAAATTACTAAATCTCGTATTGCATTAGAATGCAAGGAAAAACTCGATGCCATATATAGTGGAGCCTGACGGTAAGCCCGACGCAAAGTATTTAATTGTTGGAGAGTCTCCAGGTACCGATGACGATAAAGAAGGCAGACCTTTTTGTGGGTGGTCTGGAGAGCTACTTTTTGATGATATACTTGCGCGCGCAGGAATTCTTCGTAAGAGTTGTCTCATAACTAATGTATATTGGGAGCGTGTATCTGGAAATAAACTTGAGACCGTATCAGACATTAACAAGTATCAAAAAGCTAATGATGCTTTGATCACTAAAGCTCAACCTAAAGTTATAATTGCGTGTGGCGAATATGCGCTTAGATATTTAACAGGCGAAACAGGTATTACTAAGTGGCGAGGTTCAGTAATGCACACAAAGTTTGGATGTCCATGCGTTCCTATGATCCATCCACATTCTGTAATGCGCAACTACGCCTGGAAAGTATTGTGCAGACACGACGCTCAAAGGGCGCGGCATGTAGCTGATAATGGAATGCCTCCCAAAGCGCGTCGTAATATCATATCTTATGCGACTCTTAAAAAAGTATTGGGCGACGACAAAGATGCGATAGTGAAGCAAATGCAAAATGAACTAGAGCGTATGGAAAGTTCAATTGCAGCAGCATTCGATATCGAAACATATCGAAATACAATTACCTGTATCGGAGTTGCAGATAGCGAAAACGACGCGGTTGTCATTCCATTTACAGGGCAGTTTAATCATTCGCAATGTATAAAATTAATTCGGAGTTTAGATAAATGCTTAAAAAGCAATGCGTTTAAGATCGGACAAAACCTTGATTATGACGTACAATACTTAGCCAAACGATTCGGCATAGGAGTAAACAACGTATGGATGGACACTATGGTTGCACATTCAGTAATGCATCCAGAGATGGGTCATGGCCTGGACCTGCTAACTTCGTTATACACACTATACCCATACTACAAAGAGATGAGAAAAGAGGCTACATCGGGGCAATACAATGCAACGCTGTGGGAATACAATGGGATAGATTGTTGCATTACATACGAAGTGGGCATGAAATTGTGGCACGAACTGCAATCGACCAGGACTCAGAAATTCTTTACATCCATCTCGATGCCCGTAACAAAAACTTTGATAAGGATGGAGCATAGAGGCGTTCGCGTAGACATTCCGTTCCGCTCTGAACGCAAAGAATCTATGGAGCGTCAAGTGGAAGATTTAAATTCTAACCCACTACTATGCGGAGTAAACCCAAACTCTCCGAAACAAGTGTTAGATCATTTAAAATCCATTCTACCCCGAGGTGAAGCTAATCGTTTATCTAAGTCTGACGTACATGCTTTAAAGCTATTACGCGCCAGACAACCTCAACACAGAGATTTCATAGATGCAGTTCTTAAAGTACGGGAATTGCGCAAAATAATCGGAACATACTTAGAAGCAAAAGTTCACGTCGATAAACGAATGCGCACATCATACCGCACATCAGCTACTGATACAGGTAGGATATCATCGTCTAAAGACGTCTTTAACTTAGGGATGAATCTACAAAACGTCCCAGGAGATCAACGTGATTGGTTTATACCGGATGAAGGAAAGATATTTTTCGAAGCTGATGGATCTCAAATTGAAGCTCGGATTACTGCTTGGCTTGCTCAAGACGAAAACTATATTTACGGGTTTCTTGAAGGAAGGGACATACACACTGAAAACGCCATTGGACTCTTCGGAATTGATGAAGCTGACGTTAGAACCCAAATCTCAGGTTCACACTATAGTTACAGAGATGTGGGAAAACGAGCATCACATGCAATTAATTATAAGATTGGACCGAAAAAACTAAAAGACCTGATGAACGAATACGTACCATCATTAGAGTTTAAGATGGGCGACGCCAATCAATTTATTCAATCATTTAAAGATTTACGGCCTGGCATAGCGCTATGGTGGAGTAAGATCGCAGGAGAACTACGAAATGAAAGAACGCACTACAATATCTTTGGACGAAGACGTGTCTTCTTGGGCAGAGCGGGAGAGGATCTTATACGAGCGGCAATTGCGTTCTTTCCTCAATCAGCGGCAGCAGATCATATCAATCGGGCAATCACTCGAATCGAGGCAAGACTTAGGGATGTCGAAGGCGCGGAAATTCTACTTCAAGTGCATGATAGCGTTGCTGGGCAGTGCTATCCGGATTCTCTTGAAAGAGTTAAAGCGATCGTTATCGAAGAGCTTGAAGCACCGTTGCCAATAGAATTCGACGGCATAAAGCTCGTTGTACCGGCAGACTTTGCTACAGGGAAAAACTGGAAAGACTGCAAATGAGCAAGGTTGGGATTTTGTAGGGGGTTTTAGGTAGGCTGAGAGCTTTGTTGGTTCCCTGTAAGCCTTGTTGGTAGACTTAAATAGTCCCCTTAACTACTTATATACCCCATAAGATAGACGTATCAACAACGAAAGTCCCTTACCAATGTCTACAAATAAACCGTACAGGAACCTTAACGACATAAAAAAATTGCATGAAAAGATAATTGCAGAGTACGTTGAGTGGCAACATGAACGTGATACATCCCCACAAAACAAGTACAAAAAACATAATGCTTTATTAAGGCGGTGTTTAATGAAATGTATTGAAGAGTATCCAGATTTAGGGGAGTCGCCACATGTCAAGTTTACCCTCGAGGAGTGCACAAAATGATACGAAAGGGTTCATTGAAAGTTATATGGCCTATACGTCAGGACAAGAGTCACCTGCCGACTTTCACTATTGGACTGCCGTGTCCACATTGTCAGCAGCCGTTGGCCGTAACATATGGCTTAACCGAGGATATTATAAAATATATCCAAACCACTACATCATTCTTGTCGCAGGATCTGCCCTCGCTAGAAAATCCAGTGCTATCAATATCGGAATTAGAATACTCCGTAAAGCCCTTGAAAGACTTAAAGAGTCTGGAATAGATGCTGGAGCGCTGAGTGTATTATCTGCAAAGATGACTCCAGAAGCACTGTGCCGAGCGATGTCAACAAAAGGCATTAAAAGCATGTATGCTAATGAAGAGGACACTGAAAATGCAGAAGAGAATAAA